TTTGGTGTTTTTTCATGTTATCAATAAAGTTATAAAACTCTTGTCTGCATGAAACTTCATCTTGAAAACAACCAGATAATTTACTGGTTTTCATTTCGCAACCGTCATGTTTAATACCACGAAGACACGCACAAGTATGCGTACAGCTAACAACAACCGCGATACCTTGATTATCATCGCATGTAGTGTTTATAGCATCATGTATCTGCATAGTTAAACTTTCTTGAATTTGCGGACGACGGCTATAAAATTCAACCAGTCTATTTAGTTTACTTAATCCGATAACCTTGCCAGTCGCAGATGGTATATACGCAACATGCGCAACACCAATGAATGGCATATGGTGATGAGAGCATAAGCTCTTTACAGGAATACCACCTTGAAACACCATTCCGTCATATCCATCGTGATTTGGAAATGCCGTTATTTTTGGGGGATCTTGGTAGCATCCGGCGCCTAAATCTTGTACAAATGCTTTAGCTACGCGAAACGGAGTGTTGGTGCTGTTGGGATCCGACTTCCAATCGAATCCCAACGCATCCAAATACGCTTCGTAAGCCTTCGCAGCTCGTTCAATTATCTGTGCTTGCTCTTGTTCATTGCGAGGTACATTAGAATTTGCATAGGGAAGTTTTACGTTGTTTGTCATTTTACCTTTCAGTTATAATTTAATCGTCAGTTGGAATATCATCAATACCATCCAGAAGATCTTTAATTTTATCATCTGTTGATATTGTTTGTTTCTTCTCATCAACACTGGATGACTCCTGAGTTACGTCTTTGGTGTCAACCGATGCTGCTGTGCTAATGGCACTTTCTACATCTTCTGTAGATGCCTTTTTAACAACTTTTGAACCATTACAGAACACATGAACGTTCATTATATCCTGAAGCTCAGCAGTTGTTTTACGATCTACAAACTCTGTAAGATCAAACACGTTCTCATATGTCTCTTGCATACGATCTGGTGTCATTCCTGGAATTGCTCCTGGTGATGTAAATCGAGAATTACTATAGTTAGTATACTTCTTCTTGCCGTCATCTCCAGCTGTAGTCTCAACTTTTATTTTGAGATTGCATCCGTTCTCGGAAAGGTCAAATACACGTGAACCGAACTCATCTGAATCGTCCCCATCAACAGCGGATTGAATCTTTTCGTATAACCGTACACCTAATCGAAGAACCTTGATTGTACCGTTATTCTCTTCATGCGTTGGGTCATCAATTATGTACGCATTCACGTAATGTTTTTCTAACCGACGCATCAACCGAGCAAGATTCTTGTCTCTTTCAGTTCCCTTCTTCCATAGCTTGAAACGCTCTTCACAGATGGGGCATCTCTCATTCCATGTTGTCGGACATAATCCGTCGACATACTGACCAGTTTCATTTGAGGTAAACCCGTGATGAAAATAGTGGAAAAATGTTTCCTTTGGATCTTTAATATTCGGAATAATTCTAACCAAATATGTATTACCCGGGGTAAACTTTAAAATATTTCTATATGCACCAGTTGCACCTTTTTCGTTATTTAACGACTCTTTAATACTATCAAACATACTTACTATATCTATATTACTCATTACTTATATTCTCCTTTACATATATATATTATATACATCTCTAATTTTATCTACTTGTTCCAATAATTTTATCTATCTTTTTTATTGCTTTCGAAACGAGATTTTGCGCTTTTTCGGATTTTAAATATTTTGATTTATAACCAAGAAAATATTTACCGCAATCCCCTAGCAACAACTCTCGTTCATCCTCAGGCACAGATACAATTGTATCATACACTTGCGGAAATTCCATAAGTGCATATACAGATATTTGATGCCTCTTTAAGTGTTTCATCCAGTCATACGTTACACCTGTCTGAAATGTAATGTATTCCTGTAGAGTGATTTTGTTATCGTAGCAAAACTTCGCGATGAATTTTAGTGACTCTTTTAGTCTTTCTATTTGGTAATCATCATCTGGTGGAAGCTCTCGCAGTTTTTTCATATAAAGAGTGAAAGCGTTTACTGCTCCCATCCCTGAAAAGTACGATAGTTCGAAAAATTCTTGATCAGCATATATTTCGTACGCTGCTTTGAAGTATAGTTTAGGATCAATGTGAGGGTATCTTGTTAGAAGATTGGAGATACGCCTTAAGTGGTTCTCTTTTTCTGGATCGAGTGTAGAGAAATCCTTGCGTGGTGAGAAGGGTTTGCCCCTTTCAGTACGCGATACGTAGAGATACGTATTGTATAAATACTGTTCAAATTTAGTGATCATTATACACCATTAATTACGATTTTTGATTTAAGAAACTATTAAGCACTACTTTGGATTTACATACAGTTGGATATCGTTCTATTATACATTTTACTAATAATTGCACATTGTCTATACTTGCTTGTTTTAAAAATAACTCTTTAAAATATTTATCTTTTACAGCCGTAATTAGCAACTTAGCCTGGTTATTTTTTTTGTTGGATATAATGGAGAGAAATGATCCCATTCTCAGTATAATTAAATCCAATTCCTTGTTTGTTATTTCAGTTAATGGGTTTGAGTTTAGGGTATCGTCTTTATAACAGTCAATTATTTTACTATCCATTTTTTTCAATTCTATACATTTTCTTCCGTAGCTTTAGCAATTTAGTAAAAGCCAGGAAATTATCTGTAATTTGTCCGCCAGCCGCATAACTATGTCCACCGCCATCTGCGATCGCTTCTGCTAGTCGTCCAAGATCCAAATCGACTTTTGTGTTACGGCGAAAGCTAACATGTTTTGTTTTCGGATTAACAACGATAGCTATATCAGGGCTATAATTATCTAAAATATGATCCGCAATATTATTTATGAATCCCGTTGCAGATGTTGCTATTATATGATATGAATTTTTACCTATTTTTAACTTTTTATTTTCAAAATATTTGAGATCATTAATAGTCTGCTTTAGATCTCTCTGATAAATGTTATATATATTTAATTGCTGTTGAGTAAACCCTGTAACCCCTTTCTCATACAACGACATAAATGTTTTGAAGTTATTTGTTGTTGCAAAGAAAACCGAGTTGAGAATTATTGAATCTTCAACCTCGTGGTTATATGAATCATAATCATCTGCGAGTGCGATTAGTGTTTTTTGTGGTGTTGTTAGTTCAATGTTTGTTTTTGTTTTATAAAGCTTATAAATCAGTTTTGCCGCAGATGAATACTCAATTACCGTATTTGTTGCAAATTCATAGGAAGCATTATTAACATGAGTTGAATGGTGATCAATAATGACTACATTCTCTTCATCTACTAGATCCTGATTCTCGCTTATATCTAGGTCGACAATATAAACTGTATCAAAATCACTAATGCGATTCTTTAACAACCACTGCGTAAAATCTCTGCGGAAAGTATATCCTGTAGTTGGTATATAATCAAATTTACACCCAGGATGAAACCACTTGATTGCTAGACAGCTTGCAAGTCCATCCAAGTCATGATGTGTCCATACGAATATATTTTTCATAATAATATTTATTAGCTCTCTAAAATAATCAACTTCTTAACTGGTCTAATGCAGTGTCAATACTACGTAGTTCGTCAGTGTTTCCAAATGCATCTTCCATCTCTGTAATAACTAATGTGTCGTAATCAATTCTAAATGCACGTTTACCGTGGCACGGACCAAATCTACTTTTTTGAAGTCCCATATTAATGACTCCGAGCTCTTTTTCTGCTTCAGAGGACCAAATAGAAGCTTGAAAATCTACTGTCTGAGGAATACCAATACTTTCACCGGTTGTATCAATACTCGGGTTTGCTTCATCGTACGCGTTACGATTGGCTTGCAATGCAGTAACAAACGGACAACCAAAATGTAATGGATAACTTAAAGCTCTAATCTGCTCTGCAACTGCTTTACCGTCTGCATATAAACTACCGGTTACTATAATTGATTGTAGGAGTGTTAAGTAATCAACAACGACCGCATCAATTCTTATACCGTATTTTTGTACAAGTTTCGTTAGATAAGCTTTAATATTATTTGCGTTTACACTATTCGGTGGGAACTCTTTTAATATAAGTCTTGCACCTGAATTTTTCTTTGAAAAGTTAATAACATAATTTTTGAGTTGATCGGCTTCTTGTTTAAGTTGTCCTAGTGGAATATTAGTAAATTTACTGCTGATTCGTTTTGCATAAATCATTTCAGGCATTTCTAATGTGATTACAACCACAGTACGATTCTGTGAAACTATATTACCTGTAACGTTACCAAGGACAATTGATTTACCTGAATTTGTAGCACCACTAAATGCATATAATGCTCTACCACCTTCAAGTAACCCACCACCAAGATTTTGATCGAGCCATGTAAATCCAGTTGATATATGACGGTCAATTGTTTGAAGATCTATTATATGTCGGTCTATTTCGTTAAAATAATCGAACCCTAAATCATCAATTAATGTTAAACCACAAGCTTGTTCAAATCGATTATAAATAAGTGAAGTATCAATATCTGATTTCGAGGACACCTCATCTACAGTATCCTTTACTGCATAGTATACTGCTCTTTCTTTTAGAAACCGTTCTGTGTTCTTCAGTAGTTCTTCTTGATTGTAAGAAGAATCAAGAGTCTTAAATTGCATTACAACATCTTTGTATGCACTTTTAAGGTCGTCATCCTTTAGATATGTTTTTATTTCTGTAGCATTTGGTAGAGCACTGTGTTGTTTATAGAAGTCAAAAATAATACCTAGATACTGCCGAATATTAGTATTTGAAATATATTTTAATTTTAGTGCTCCATAAATTGACGCGGTAAAAGTCTCTTCAAATGTACAATTATAAGCAATAACATATTCGAAGAATGACCAATCTAAATCTCGATCAGTTTCATTGCTCATTACTGTCTTGTGGCTTTCGGGCTTAGCTTGTTAATGTTTATATAGTCCTTAAAGAAGATATTAATCATTTTGCTGCTCGTTGCACGAATAGGATTAATATCAATACCGCCCCGTCTTGTGTAGAAACATGCAACAAGAAGTTCTTCTGCTTCCAGCTCTGTATTATTTTTTAGGGTCGTAAATACGGCTTCACATATCTCTTCATGAAAATGATTTTCGTTTCTAAACGAAATTATATACTTCAATAGTGACTTACGATTGAGTTTCTTTTTACCTTTATAGGCTATTACAATTGTTCCCCAGTCTGGTTGATGAGTGACTTTACAGTTACTGCGAAGTAGGTCTGTGTATTCTACTTCATACAGTTTTTGAGACATAACCAACCCTTTTTGTGGCTCAGGAATTTCTTTGTCGGTATCCCAGTTTTCCATTAATTCAATAGCCTGTGGAATAAGCGTTGGATCAGATTTATCTTCGAACTCGTATTTCTCAAAATCAGTATATTCAACTGTTTTAATAAGATTTGGATTTTCAGTATAAACAATTTCTTGCAAATCTTCTGACTCGTCGCTGTATAGTAGATTATTTAAGCAGTTACCAGGAGGAGTAAGAGATGAGGCATTAAATAGTGGATCAAATAATTGTACATGTACTTTCGTTTCGAGCAGATTTGAAAGATCATCTCGAATCTTTGCACGTAGAAACATTATAGTTTCCTCAAGATTTATTCCAACCTTTGACATATTAAATGAGTTAAGATATAGTTTTAGTGATTTACTTTCCACAATAGATGGACTATCTGCGGGATACATAATCTTAACGATGAATACACAAGGGACACCATATAACGTCAAACAACTTACTTCATATGCGTTCCATACATCGTACCCGACAAATGGAAGACTATCGAGAGTAATTCCTAGTCCTGTTCGATTCTCTTGTCTAGGTACTGCAACTAGTAAAGAGGGATCGTATTCTGTTTTATACTCAACAGTCTGTCCAAGATGAGTTGCTTCAACTGGTCTATTAAGACGGGATAATGTTGCATGAGATGTTGGATCAGGTCCTTGTGGTGGTCTACCGTGCCCGAAGACACTACTACTTGTATTAGGCATGTTACTCCTTTATATGTAAATCAGTTTTAATAGTCTGGATTGCGTTCTGCAGATTCTTATCAAGTGTATTAAACATTTTTGTTTGTTTATTTTGATAATCATCATATGCTTTAATTGTTTCTAAGATTCTCTGAACTCTCTCTTCGCGTGTACCTTTTAGGTATCCGACTTGAAGATTATAACTGGTAATATACTCCTCGAATAAATTACAGATTGAATTACGAAATGACGGGCTTACACTTCTTTCCCCATCTTCCTCCAACGGAACCTCTGGAGGAATGTAGAACATAATGTCATACTTAGTATTTTCAAAAATTGCTTCCGCAATGCGAAGCGTCTCTCTACTTACACGATTAACATCATATAAATATGAAGTATAAACCAACCCATCTAATGCGCAACGATCGTAGATAACATCTCCAGTTTCCCCAGCTGCGTGATTGATTAAATGCTGTGAACAGATCAATCGTTGTGTCAGATCTCCACCCTCCTCGTTAATTGGTAGAGTACCAAATCCGAGATTGTCTCTTAATACATTTCGTGTAGTTTCATTTCTTAGACTGAATCGTTGATTGATTTCAATCTTACTGAACAAATCATTAATTAGTGTTGTCTTTCCAACACATTGCGATCCGCTAATAGATATTCTCATTATTCTCCTTAATTATTGCAATTTACTCTCTAAAAACTCTACCCATAATTTGATTGATGTATCATGTAAAACATTAATTATAACATCAAGCTCCAATTTTTCAATTTTTATTTCTTCTGCGAGAACTATCTCACCCGCGTCTACTTCAGCAGTTACCTTATGAATTACGCACCCACTGTATGGTAACCCTAATTCATATGCTTTCTTTTGAGGATCCTGTCCTTTAAGTTCTGGATGCTCTGTTATAAGTCCAGGGTGACCGTTATATATTTCAAACTCATCACATATTTCTGGTGGAATAATTCTTAGCCATCCGTGTAAAGTTAATAAGTCGCCTTCTAGTAAGAACGTTTTATAGTCTTGTACTCTCGGCTTATTCGGTAGAATATGGAGTGGTATTTTACGTGTATTCAGTTCTGTAATCAGTTCAATATTTATAGGTGGCTTAGTACCAAAGTTTGTATTATAAAATACAACATCTGGAAACCTATTAATAGCTTTCGATACTTCTAGTATCTCGCTACCAGTTTGACTAAAATATGCACACCATCTCATTTTACTGCTCCACTGCAAAATTTTCTGAACATACAGACGTTATCACTTAACATGGATAGGTCCGTTTCATTATAATCTGCATTAAATGAATCTGCTACTTTTGTTGTATCTTTATCAATAAGACCGTGTATAGTATATTCATGTCCGAGTAGTGCTTGCTGAATTGGATTAGATGTATCAAGAGATTGGATGTTTGCGTTATCCCATAAATCCGCATAAAATTTAAACTCTTGGGGCACTGCAGCACCTAACAAGTGATGTGGTTTCCAGAAGTTCCATTTCTTTTCGGCTAACATACGGAATATAAAATTCTGTCGACCATTCGCAAACTTCTGCCATTTATTATGGCCAAGCCCAGTTAATTCATAATAGCTGTAATCAAAACTGATTGCAATTTTATCTACATTTTTCGACATAAATTCATAGCACTCTACTAACTCTGAATATGTTTTTCCTTGTACAACACCAATCTTTATTCCTGGTAAGTCACTATATGTTGCAAGCCAATCTTTTGCATTTTGTATAGTTCCTTTACAATCTTCAAGAACATCGGGAATAATATACTCCTGGGGCTTAAGCCAATCAACCCACTTTGCGAACTGTACTGGATTAAATGCTGTACCTAGCTCAAAAATTGAATTATCGAGTAAAATATGGCGACCCATTTTCTTCGATTCAACGAAGAAATTTAGATATCTTTCATCCTTCTCAAGTAAGTGAACAAGACAATAATCATAATCATTAAAGTCAGTTCGTGCCTTCTCCATTAATGAAAATGGACATTCATGGGATATTTTTACCATTAGAATTCTCCTATATCTTTTATCAATAAATCTTCTTGTATGCCGTGACACGGTACATGCCATTTTAGTATAACTTTTTCTGCTTTATATAGATCACTACTACGTGTCGAAAACCATTTGTCATTCCCCCATAGTTCATTGATCTGCTCAATAGCTTGATATGCCTTGTCGGGTGTATAAAATGTAGCACTTGGTCGAATAAACTCACGATTACTTGTTACATGTGCTTCAGTTTTATGTATAGTCCGTAAGTATATATTACCCCGCTTCGGATGAACAATACCAATTACGTATTTTGTCATTATAGATCCTCAATTTCCCGGTCAATTTGTTCTACCTCGCTGCTAAATCTAAACTCTCGCTGAATTATTGGTTCTAGTACAGGTAGTATAGTATTTTCCCACATATCAGGATCTCGCTCGAAATTTTTCCTATATCCTAGTTTAATTTCAGCTCCATGCTGATCTATCATTGTGTATGTCTTATCACCCTGTATCACGTTTAATCCTTTTGCTAACTCAAAAAGACCTGAATACCTATCAAGCCCTGTTTTGAAATTTAGATAGACATCAGTACTAAGCATAGGAGGAATGAATCGATTTTTTGCTGTAAGTACATGAATGGTGATTCCACCTACTTTTTTTGCAGACGATAGAATCTCTTCCATTTCGAAATCCTTCTCATTCTTTTCACGCTTAAAACTGAGCTGTAATAGGACTGATGCCATATAGATCGGACCTTCTCCTCCAGACTGATTCTGAATTAATGAAGGGTACATAGCTGTTGGATCACTATATGTATGATTAGAAAACAATACAGTTGTCTTGGATCTCGCTGCTCGATATGTAATTGTTCGTAGCATTGATTTGATGTTCTTTGCACGTGTTCCCATATCAGTTGCATCTTTACCAGCTTCAGCGTCTGCAATTTCTTTCGTACCTGCCAAATTACCAAGCGAAT